TATTATCAAAACTTAAATCCCTAATTTCGAACCTAACCATCGGAACAGCAAGCGTGGACGACGTATTAGATGGAAAGACGTTTGCTTCTGGAAGCGAGAACAGTATGCTTGTAGGTGCGATGCCTAACCATAGTGGGGAGACAGTGACAGCAACGAAAGTATCATCGAGCAACAGTTACACAGCATTAACCATACCAGAAAAAGGATATTATGATACCGATAGCAAAATTCGAATACTTAGCAATTCAATAGTTCAGTTGCATCATATTGGAATAGGAAGCGGATACACTTGCCCATATGATGGATTTGTTTATTTAGATATGTATGCTACAGTGACGAACCATGACAACGATTGGGAAATGGATGCCAGCATGGCAGCATATAAAAGCGGACAAGCTGTAATATCCGACAGTATTCATATTGGTGAACGGGGTGGTGGAACAATGTCACGCAGTATAATATTTGAAGTAAAAGCTGGTGATACCATTAGCTGGTCTTTCAATGTTTCAAACGATGATTCTATTATATGGCATACACGTGCTTGTTGTGCATATTCGTATAATACATTTAAATAAACAACGAGGAGGAAAAAACAAAATGGCATGGCCTCAAACGTTATATTTATTATCAAAACTTAAATCCCTAATTTCGAACCTAACCATCGGAACAGCAAGCGTGGACGACGTATTAGATGGAAAGACGTTTGCTTCTGGAAGCGAGAACAGTATGCTTGTAGGTGCGATGCCTAATCGTGGTGCATGGGTTGGAAATGCTGATAAATCGGGAAATGTTATTATTCCTGCTGGATACCACAATGGTTCAGGGTATGTATCTGCACATACCGAGGGTAGAGCATATGCTGATATTAAATTCCAGTGGTCACACAACGATGATGGAGATGATATTTTACTTCGTGGAATCAATTTGTACGTCTATGACGATACTGGACGATTGGTAGCTAGTGCAAGTTCACCATGCGTTGAGAATATATATGGAACTGAAGTATCGTTTAACTTTAATATTGCACATTAAATTAATGTATGAGTATGACGAAATTAGCGTCACATTAATGATTTATCCATAAGACTTATTAAATCACAAGGAAGGAGGACTATATGATGAACATATCAAAAGTAATAACTCGAATAACCCTCGATATGTCCAACAATTCCAAGAATCCGTCAGTCTATGCCAAACAAGGGGACAGGGCTACACGATATGTTATTGCAACGTTGCAGGATAATGGTGTCAATTACAATATCCCATCAGGCTCAAGTGTCGTGCTGAACGCAGTCAAACCCGACGGAGCCTGTGTTTACAACTCCTGCACATATAGCGGTGCAGAGGTCACTATGGAGCTTACAAGCCAGTTGCTTGCTGTAAGTGGTACGGCAACCTGCGACATAGAGGTAAGGTCAAGCGATGGCGTGCAGTTAATTACGTCGGCAACATTTTTACTGTCAATCTCAAAAAGTCTTAGAAACGACAGTGCCATTGAGTCAACAGATGAATTTACAGCATTTGAGCAGGACTTGATGATTTTAAGTGAGGAAATAACTGCCTCGGAGAAAGCCACAAAGGAAGCGCAGGTGGCAAAGGAATCTGCGGACATAGCGACATTAAACGCAAACTCGGCTGCAAAATCCGCAACAACGGCAACAACCAAATGCGAGAACGCCACAAAAAAAGCCAACGATGCATTGCAGAGTCAAGAACAGCTTGATATGACGTTGGAGAGCGTAACAGAAATTAATAAAAATGTCATGACGATGTACAACGAGATAGCCGAGGCGAGGGAGCAGGTAAGCAGCGATAAGGCAGAGATAGACGAGACTGTAAAAAACTCACTGCTTGAAAGCTCACTGGAGATTTTAAACAGCGTTAAGGATTACTTCGGGCGTGCCGAATCTTTGTACAACAGCCTTTACATTGACATTGACGGAGGCAACTGTGCAATGCGAAGGGTAAATATATTAAATGTTGACTGTGGCACTTGCGCCACAAGGAAAAATGACAATGGGATATTCTATGATGGCGGCGACTGTGCCACAAGGCTATTAGGAAAGTAGAGGTGATACGATATGGCAATGATAGGATTGTTTTCAGACACACACGAAAATGCGGAGAGTATCGGAAAAGACATAATACTAAGGAAAAGGGAGCTATATGTCGACCGATGCACCAGGGACAACGGCGACACATACTATGAGATACACCAGGGCGATGATGAGCATACACTGCTTGAATCCCCAGTGATATTTAGCCAAAAGGATTATGAGGATGCACTGGCTGAGACTAAGGCGAATATGAAGATAGTAACAGAGTTCTCACAAAACATGGTGAACGCTACAAGTGCGGCTAACACGAGCGCTAATGATGCAGCCAAAGCCGCAACAGAGGCAAGTGCGGCAGCCAAAGCCTGTGAGGGTGCGCTTGACGGAATGAATACGATGGTTGACAGCGTTACAGGCGTATCGTGCGTAATTGGAGTCGAAAACGGAATAATTGTATTAAAGGAGGCATAAAAAAATGGCTAGTGGAGATGTGATATGCAGGATAGCGGACAAGGACACGCTGGACGAGGTTTTGAGTGAGGTAAGAAAGATTGGTGCGGCTGTAGTAGATGCATCGACATTTGATTGGGGGGCGTTCTTCAAGCTACAGGCAACAGGAGAGCTATTCGCAACAAAGTTTTACAAGATTGCGGTAAGTGAGACAACTCAGGGAACAAAGATGTATGACAGCGTTGGACTGTCTGCTACTCCCTCGACGTTGGAGGCAAAAGGCAGCGATGATTTTTCAAACAAAAATGCGTTTTGGTTCTGCGACTGCAATTTCGTGGTAAATGACAACTGCGGTGCAGTACCGACAGCAATAGAGGGGCAGAGTGGCTTTACACGCACAGGCAAGGTGGACGTTGGAATCCTGACACCGCCCCTGTATTATGGAGTGCGTGAGGTGGACGACGGATATATCTGGTACTTATCAGATATTGAACAGCCTAGGGAGAATTTAAAACTTACACTAATGCCACATTGCAAAAATCGAAAGACAGGCGAGCCATTAGGCTACGGCATTCTGCCTAAGTATTACGCTGGAGAAATAGATGGCAAGTTATACGGCTCTAGCGGATTGGCAGTTAAGAATTTTGTTTCGTACCAGAGCCTAAATGCATTAATGCAGGCTAGGGGTACAGGCTATGAGGGTGCAGGTTCGGAGCGTTCAATTTATTTGAAATTGATGCTGCGAATTAAATATGCCTATTCATCATCACAAAAGGTATTCCTGGGAAATACAAGCAATAATCTGCAATATCAGGTTGCCGAGGCAAGCGAGGGCGATTATGTCGTGCTAACAGAGGCGCAGGCGGCTAATCTTTACATCGGTGAAACTGTAAGCATTGGAGATTTCAGTACTGGCAGCAGTACCGACAGAGGACAAGCTGTAATGCGAAACATCGCAGACAAGACACGCATCACAAAGATTGACGGAGCAAAGGTCTACGTTGAGGCTACAGGCCTTACAATTCCAGAGGGTTCCTACATATCGACGATGCCGTTGCACAGCGGCACAACCGATAATATACAGGGGGCAGACGGCTACATAGCCAACGACGGCAAACACGCATTTAAATTGCAGGGTTTGGAGGAAGGCATCGGAGCTTACTATGTATCACAGAATGAGATGATAAACAAAGAGACCTCAACCAAGGTTGTTTTTTACAATAAAAACAAAGGGGCTTTCACAACCTCATTATCCACAGTCCAATCAGAGTGGAAAGAGTGTGGAGTGTTAGAAAGGGAAAGCACAGCGGACTTCTGGATTGGTGACGTTGCTATTGATGAAGAGACAGGAACTGAAATACCAGTTAACAACAGTAACGGAGATTCTAGCGGAACTGGCGACAGATGTTATATGGGTGGTGATGGTACTGGCACACGAGAGCATTTGTCACGTGGCTTCCTCTGGCTTGGGTCGAATGGTGGTCTGTCTTGCGTGTATTGCGGGCTCTCGTTGTCTTTTGCGCACTGGTACTGCGCCGCTTGCGTTTTCTAGCCCTCTTAGGGGTGAATTGCGAAGCAAGAGGGGTCTTCCCCTCTGTGCTTGAAAATGCTAAACAATGTAAACTACAAATTGAAATAAAAAAATACAGGACTTGGTGTGCGACGTGGCAACCTCAGGAATGGGACGAATGGTGGTCTGTCTTACGTGAATTGCAGGAACTCGTTGTCTAATGCGAACTGGAACTACGCCGCTTGCTTTTATTTTTTAAACCGTCTGAACGGTAATGCACACCATTTCGCCCCTTTGATGGGGTTAGCCCAAAAAGGCTACTTAAATAGGCAACAAAGAGGGGACCGAAACTACGGCGGTGGGAGTAGGAGGTTTAGGGAGCCTAAATCTGTGGCTAGTAGACTCAACCGAACGTCACTCGATTAATAAACGATTATTGCAAAAAGGGGTACAGCAAATGAAGAGGTACTGTAAGAACATTGACATTACAGACAGAGATTTCATTCGAATGTCAGTATACCAATGCCTTGATGGTAAAATGGGGCGTGCAGACACAATCAGAATGTTTCATGATTATTCACACGCTCCAATGGCACTTCTCCACAAGATTGTCAAGGATAGGCAGTACCATATGTTAAACGGCATAATAGAAACGATTGTCGATGGTATACGAGGCGAATTGTTAAGCGGAAACATATCCTTTAAGAAAATTAAGTACGTATACAAGCGTGAAGGGCAAAAGATACGCAGAATCGGAATACAGGACATCAAGCAGCAACTCTATGATTACATAGCTGTCAATGGTCTCATGGAGATGTTACGAAAGAGGCTTTGTTACTACCAGTGTGCGGCACTGCCACATAAAGGACAGGTATTTGGAGCAAGGGCAATAAAACGCTGGCTGAGAAACAAGGCGTATAGATATGCCTGGAAAGCGGACGTGCGACACTGTTTTGAGAACATTTCACATAAGATTATGATGGATTTGTTAAACAAATGTGTTAAAAACAAGCCACTATTAGACCTAGTACAGCTATTAATAAACACTTTTGAGAAAGGCTTGTCAATCGGTTCGTACCTTAGTCAATACCTTGCGAACTTTTATTTGTCGTACTCACTTCATTTTATAAACGAGAAGTTATACAAAATAAGAAAGTGTCGTGACGGAACAACCAAGAGGGTTAGGCTCGCCTGTAAAGCCGTCTTTTATATGGACGATATATTAATTATTGGCAAATCTGCGAAAGACTTAAAAATGGCAGGCAAAATGGTGGAAAACCATCTAAACGAAACACTCGGCTTGGCAATTAAGGAAAATACACGCATTATTAACCTGACAACAGAATATGTGGATATGATGGGATATAAGGTATCACGAAAAAATATAACAGTAAGAAGCCGAATCTTCATCAAAATTAGAGCAAACATCAAACTTTTAAAACGTTTGATAGCTACAAAAGATGTGGACGTTGCAAAAATAAGCAAATGCTTCAAATCGGTATCTGCAAGAAAAGGTTGGCTAGATAATTCTGACAGCAGACGATTTAAGAAGAAAATTAAGTTAGCAAAAATTATAAATAAAGCAAAGGAGCTGATTTCTTATGAGGCAAAAGATGATATTCGATTCAAAACAGCCACAGGTCGCAATTGTTGTGCTGCCTGATGGGAAAAGGGATGTAACTGTCCTTACGAATGAGGAATGTTTCAGTACAACAGATTTAGAAACAGGAGATACTTATGAGGCTTACAGTTACTTAGGCAACAAGTTCCGAACAGTGTATGAGGTGACAGCGGATGATGTGGTTTCGGACATTGACAAGTACTTGGATTATGATGCAGTGGACGAGCCAACAACCGAGCAGCTTTTACATGACAGGGAATTGATTGACAGCTTTACGGAGCAATTAATAAGTGAAGGTCTGATATAAGGGAGGATAACATTATGAAGGCATTGGTCGAGAGTTTGAAAAGATTATATGAGAAAGGCAGGCTTACAGATGAACAGTTAAACGAGAGGGTTGCCAAAGGCACAATCACCGAGGAAGAATATAAAAAGATTACAGGAAAATAGGAGGCGGTGAAACACTATGGGGTCACTTTTGCTGATTTCAAGGATGTGCGATGTTACAAACACGTTAGCTGATATAGTTAAGGCACAGCAGGAAGCTATCGAACAGTCCAAAATAGAGGAAGAAATCAAAGTGGGGTTTAGGAAGCAAATTTCCGATACCAACAAGGAGCTAGATTCAATCGAATACAATCTGCGTAGGTACTGTAACAGCGGCAATGAATAAGGAGGGTAAAGATTATGATAACTATTAATGTAGTGGCAATAATAGCGGCCATGAGTATTCCCTCTGCGATTACAACATTTTGTTTTTGGCTTATAGAGCAGAAGATACAAAAAAGGGACGTTGAAGAAAAAAAAGAACGTGCAGAAAGGCAAAAGGAAGTTGACAGGCGAGAGGAAGCCAGAGAAAAGAACGAGATTTGCCTTATAAACTGCGTGGGTGCTGCGCTTGCTCTCGGAGAAGCGACTGCAAAAGCGGTGCAGAGAATACCAGATGCACACTGTAACGGAGATATGCACGAGGCACTTGAATATGCAAGAAGAGTAAAACACGAGCAAAAAGAGTTCCTTAATGAGCAAAGTATCAAAAGCATTTACTAGGTGGAAGAGATTATGAAGTGGTTTATTTTAGGACTGGTTCTTGGTGCTATGGCTACCAAGGTGGCAGATGCAATAATTGTATGCAAAAGAAAAAACAAGCTGATTAAGGAAAGAAAAGTATCAATAAATACATACACCAAACTTATTACAACCTTGGTAGCTATACATGGTATGCTGCTAACGTCATGGTCCTATGTACTGGCATGGAAAGGACTGGACACTGTAACCGATGTATCAACGACGATAGTCACCGAGATAATAGCCCCCGTAATCACTTACCTAGCGACTAACACAATAATGAACATCTTTGAGAAGAACAAACTAAGTTTTTCAGTACCTTTAAACACCACCGTTGTTAACAGCGACGGTAAGAAAATCTCTGATGGTTCAGAGGGATAGGAGCATTATGAGCGAGATTACATATGAATTAGTAAAAATAATTGTAATGGTTACGGCATTGGTTATAACCAGATACCTTGTGCCTTGGCTGAAAGCCAAACTTGACACGGAGAAATTTGAGACAGCGAGGATATGGGTTAACCAGGCGGTGTTGAAAGCACAACAGGTAATGCAGTCAGAAAGCGGTACGGAACGCAAGGCTGTGGTTACGAAGTTCTTACAAGAAATCCTGACAGCGAAAAACATATCAATTACCGACGAACAACTTGACACGCTGATTGAAGCGGCTGTTAAGCAGATGAAAATGGAGGAAAAGCAATGAAGGGGATAGATGTAGCAAAGTGGAATACAATAACCGATTATGCAGCAGTCAAGAAAGCTGGTGTTGAGTTTGCGATAGTAAAGGTTATCAATAAAAGTAACACAGCCGATAGCTCATTTGTAAAGCACGTCACAGGCTTTAGAAATGATGGCATAGCTTGTAATATGGGCTATACATATTCGTATGCAAATACCGAAACCAAAGCTACAACGTCAGCAAATGCGTTTGTGAAGTATGCAAAAGAGCAAGGCATTAACTATATGTGGCTAGACCTTGAAGATACGTGCATGATGGAACTAGGCAGTAAGCTAGTAAACATCATAAATATATACAAAAAGATAGCCGAAAACAACGGCATGGGCTTTGGAATATACACATATTCTTACTTCTATACTGCATACATTAAACCATATATCAGTCAGTTAAAGAATATCCCATTTTGGATTGCTAGATACCCGTCATTGACAAAAACTTATAAAATAACCGACAGTGTTCCAGACAAAAATAATCTACCAAGTGGTATTGATATTAGCGGTTGGCAGTATACATCAAAAGGTGAAATCAATGGTATTAAAGGCAACGTTGACCTAGATATTTGGTATGAGAATAAGACAGTCAGCACAGCCACTACAACAATTTCAACAGCTAAGAATCCATTCACAGAGCCAACAACGAATTGCAAAGTCGGTACATTGGGAAATGATGCTAACTGGTGTTTATGGTATTTGTGGCGATTTGGCTATCTTACAACAAACGGGCAGCCTGATAGCACTCTTATAAATGGTGTATACGGCAAAGACACAGCCGAAATTGTTAAGACAGTGCAGAAACTTCTAGGCTTGACAGCAGACGGAATAGTTGGCAAGCAGACAAGGGCAGTGTGGAAGAAATTGGCATAATGCAAAGAGAACATATTAATAAGCGGTTTGGGTAAAAACAACGCTGATATGCGTAGGATTGTTGCAAGTTGCAAGAAGATGCCACCTGAAACGCTTGCAAAATTGGCTGATTTTTTGGAAAGCAAATAAATATATTTGCATATTCTGTTAAACAAGGGTATAATAAGCAAGGAGCAACCGCCCACAAAGTGGTTAGCCTCGGATTGGTATAAGCCTACCTGCACTGCCAAGTAACAAGGTAGGCTTATTTATTTTTGCTTGTTGTTCCTATCTATGTAGGCAAGTACGCTATAAGCAAATCGCCATTTTCTTACCAATTAACCCTATTTTGCCCTAGGGTTGCCCTATTTTTTTCCCTAAATTTCCACTTGTTATATTTTTTATTGTATTTAATTTATGTTATGTATTTTTACATCAGATTATTTAAAAACATTGTATTTATGGGATTCTGGGCAGTCTGTATTTTGATTGTGTTCAAATTATTTTTATCTATGGTATATAATTGTTTATTTATTGTACAGCATACGTTAGAACGCCTATTTACAGTATTTTCAGAACTAACGATGTGTTTTGCCCTAATTTTTTCCCTAAATCAAATTAAATCCTACCCCAATGACATAAGATGCAAGCCAGACTTTAATACGCAATAAACGAATAAAAAGTGAAATAAATCCATAAAAATACGCTTTAAGTTATTGACAATTAACTTTAAGAATAATATAATTATATTATTAATTATAGTTTGTATTATGGAGGTGGGTTATGGGTGAACAGAAACAACAATTCGTGTCGGTCAAACAGGCGGCAGAATTGATAGGGGTGTCTGCGCCAACCGCTAAAAAATGGGCGATTGAGTGTGGAGCGTTTCATCGCCTGTGCGACAAAGTTGTAAGAATTGAAATAGAAACGCTATACGATTACATTAGGTCTAAATAATTGCAAAATAGAAAGAGGTGGTTTGAAACCACCTCTTTCTATATAACTATATTAACCTTTCTCATTTCCTCCTGCTTCGTATCCTCCATCACATGAGCATATAAAGACATCGTTAGATTAAAGTCCTCATGCCCCATCAATACCTGCAATGTCTTAATATCCATCTTCCCTTCAATGCACCTTGTGGCGTATGTATCCCTTAGAGCATGGCTTGTGAAGTGGTCTATGTGTTTCCCTTCGGCTTCCAAACTCCTTAATGTCCTTTTA